CGCCTGCGGTGGAATCCGACCGTTGATCTCGACGTGAAGATCGGCGGCAGTGTCCACATCCGCCATAGCAACCTGACCGATGGCACCGCCACCTGGGCGAACAGCGTCGACTTGGTGGAGGCCAAATCCGGCAGCGCTACCGAGGCGATCATCCCGCTGGTTGAAGGCGAGGTGCTGGTCAAGTTCGAGGACGATGGCGGCCGCCAATCCGCAACCGAGACCAGCGTGATCGTGGATCTGCCCGACACGCTGGGCAACCTGCTGGTGCAGTCACGCCGCGAAGATGCCGACACGCCGCCATTCCAAGGCAGCAAGACGGACGTGTTCTACAGCGAGGAGTACGACGCGCTAACGCTGGATGGCACTGGCATGATCGATAGCATCACCGACTTCGATGCGATCACATCGTTCGACATTCTTGGCGATGTGGCCAGCAGCGGCACCTATCAGTTCAACAGCACGCTCGACCTGGGTTCTGCCTACAGCCTCGACCTGAAGCGGTTCTTCGTCACGCGCGCTTACTTCCCATCGGATCTGATCGATAGCCGCACTGGAGAGGTTGATAGCTGGGATGATTGGGATGGCACCGCTGCGGCTGGCGTTAATGCCAAGCTCTACCTGCGCAGCACCAGCGACGATCCCAGTGGATCGCCCATCTGGTCGAGCTGGCAGGAATTCGTGAACGGAACCTTCAAGGGGCGCGGCTTCCAGTTCAAAAGCGAGCTGACCAGCAACGACATTGCGCAGAACATCCTGATCGATGAGCTGGGCTATGAGGCCACCTTCCAGCGGCGGCAGGAGCAAAGCGTGGGCAGCATCGCTAGTGGAGCTGGCGCCAAGGCGGTCACATTCAACAAGCCGTTCTTCACTGGCACCGCTGCGCTGGGGGGCGTCAACAGCAGCTTGCCGAGCGTAGGTATAACTGCTCAGAACATGGCCACCGGCGACTACTTCGTGGTGACTGGCGTCAGTGGCACCGGCTTCACGGTGACATTCAGAAACAGCGCTGGCACTGCAGTCGACAGGAACTTCGCATGGTCCGCTGTCGGATATGGCAAGGCGGCCTAAATCCTGCAAGAATCTAGGCATTGCCTGGAAGTCTGATGGCTCAGCACGACTATGTGATCGCTAACGGTACTGGCGCCGCCGTCCGTTCCGATATCAACAATGGCCTCGCAGCAATCGTTACGCAGAACAGCGGAGCGACCGAACCGGCAACCACCTATGCCTACATGCGCTGGGCGGATACGACCGCTGGCGTGATGAAGATGCGCAATGGCGCGAACTCGGCATGGATAGAACTATTTGAGCTGGATGGTGAGTTTGGCAGCAAGACCTTCAACGGCAACATCACGCTCAACGCACAAGGCGATCTGCGGTTTGCCGATTCCGATAGCAGCAACTGGGTTGCGTTCCAGTCTCCTGCCACCGTTTCCAGCAATGTCACATGGACGCTACCTAGCGCAGATGGTTCAGCCAACCAAGTGCTTAGTACCAACGGCTCTGGCACGCTGAGCTGGACAACACCAAGCATCGCCGTAGACAAGATCACGGAAGGCAACACCGAGGCCGAGGTTGTTGATACCGGCTCCGATGGTCACTTCAAGGTGACGATTGAAGGTACTGAGCGATTGCGGTGCGATAGTTCAGGACGTCTCTTAGTTGGCACCTCTACGGCAAATGGCAGCGCATTGATTCAGGTAAATGGCGGATATAACATTCTCAAAGGTTTTAACCGCCGGTTGCCGCTACATCGCGGTTCTCTATTTTACAAGACCGCCGCAACCGCAATCAGCGTTGTTGCCGACTGCTCGCTAAACGGTTTCTTTTACGCCACGGCCACAGCTGTGACGATGCCCAGCCACAGCAACAACACTGATTACGCGATTTGGCAGCATCCCAGCACCGGGGCCCTGGTGGGTGATGCGAGTTTCACAACGGCTCCAGCAGGGGCTACGGGTGGCTCGATCGTGGGTGGCTACCACTACATCCCAAGCGGGCGGCCTACGGCTGAAAACAACGGCAGCCCGACGGGTTCGGCCGAGATCCTTGAGTTCAGCATTTGGGATCTGACTTACCGGCCCAGCTGCCCGGATCCGCGTGGCATGGCTTGCATCAACGATGCGTTTTGGATTGACCTGTACCTGGCTGGTGCCACCAGCTATGCGGGCAGCACGTTTTCTGCTGTGCCAAGCAGCAAGATTGGTCTGACCATTGCGGACGGCTCCAGCGCCCCGCTGGTGCCGGCCCAGTACGGCGGCAATGGCAGCACCACCTACGGCAGTTTTACGTGGTACGAGGCATCAGAGATGGCTGCCAGCTTTGGCAAGCGTCTGCCGTTCTACGCCGAGTTTGCCGCTGCAGCCTTTGGCGCCCCGGAAGCCGGCAGTCGCGGTTCAGACCCTGGCACCGTGACTTGGGAGCGGGCTAGCAAGTTTGGCCTGGCGCAAGCCACAGGCGTGATGTACCAGTGGGGCGCAGACACCAACGGGAACGGCTCTGGCGGTTCCTGGACGGCCAGCACAGAAGGTCGGGGCAGCGTGTATTCCACTGAAGCCCGCGCCGTCATCCTGGGGGGCGACTGGGGCAACGGGGCCCTCTCCGGCTCACGTAACGCCTACTGGGGCAACACTCCCTGGAACTCCTACAACAACTTTGGGGCGCGTTTTGCGGCCGGGCACCTGGTACTTGGATAGGAGGCGCGACAGCGCCGACTGCCAATGACCAGCAAACGAGCCTCTGCGGACACCTCCAAGGAGGCTCACGGCCTCTACATGGTCGAGAAATACGAGCGGGTGATCGACTACCTCTACCCGCTCGCGCAGACGATCCCGCGCAAGCACGGCACCTTCCGCGAGCTGTTCATCCGCCAGCTGTTCCTGGTGGCCGAGCATCTCAATGACGCCATCAAGGCCAATCAGCTCAGCCGCTGCTACGTGCTCGATGGCAGCCTGGGACAGTTACGGCTGCTGATGCGTTTCATGGTGCATCACAAGCGCAAGTTGATGACCGAGCACCAGCTGGAGACCAGCCAAGCACTGGTCGGGGAGGTGGGCGCAATGCTCGGCAGCTGGATCAAGAGGCTGCAGGAACAGAAAAAAGGTGCCAAGGTATAAGCGGTCTTGATGGGAGCGCCGTCATCCTGGGGGGCAACTGGAACAACGGGGCCAACTCCGGCTCACGTAACGCCAACTGGAACAACACTCCCTGGAACTCCAACAACAACATTGGGGCGCGTTTTGCGGCCGTGGCCACTGCCAAACACCACTACGCTCTGCTGTTTCTACGGGGCAGCAGGCCGGTGCCAACCAGGTGCCAGCCATCAAGTCCGGCTTCGGCGAACTCAGGGCCGAGTGGTGGCAATGGCAGGGAGTAGCCCATCGAAACCTGCCGCTACCTCCTAATGGCTCAAAAGTTTCGCAATCTTTATCCGCAGATATACGACTGGAACAACCTGCTAATTGCCTACGCAGAGGCCAGGCGCGGCAAAACCTATAGCAGTTCCTATCTACGCTTTAAGGAGTACGCACTGGCCAACCTTAGGCAACTGCAGCTGCGTCTAATAGAAGGCGGCTGGCGACCAGATGCACAGTTGCAGTTTGACATTATTGACCCCAAGAAGCGCACGATTGCCTGCCAGAGTTTTCGTGATCGCGTGTTGCACCATGCGCTGATTCAGGTGGTAGGGCCAATTCTCGATGCCGCAATGATGCCGCAGGTGTTCGCCTGTCGTGTGGGGCTAGGTACTCACAAATGCGTGACGCGGATGCAGCAGCTGATGCGCCAGAACCCAGATGCCTGGGTGCTTCACGTTGATTTTAGTAAGTTTTTTCCTTCCATTCCTCAGGACCTGCTGTTGGCATACTTGGGTAAAAAGATCACATGTCGGCGAACATTGCTGTTAATCGACCAGGTGCTGTCTGTTCAGCCATCTGGTGTCCCCATTGGGGCGTTGACTAGCCAGACGTTTGCCAACTACTGGGGTGGAAAGCTAGACCGCTTCATTGCCCAGCAGGGCATTGGCAGCTTCGTGCGTTACATGGACGATGCGGTGATCATCATGCCGTCAAAGGCGGCCGGCCTGGCGCTGAAGGATCGGATCTGCGCCTTCGTTGCAGGCGAGATGAATCAGCGCATCGGCAAGTGGAGTCTTGGCCCAGTTGAGCGCGGTGTGACGTTCTGCGGTTTCCGCATCCGACGTAAGTTCAAGCTGATCAAGCGCCAGTCAATGATCCGGCAGCGCCGCAAATTGCGTTTGCTTCTAGAGCACGAAGATCATGTTCGTTGGCGGTCATGCCAAGTTGCCTGGATGGGTCATGTGCGCCATGCTGATGGTCAGAACGGATTGGCCCACATGGGTCTTGCCTCTCCATGCTGATCAACACCATTGAAGACTTGCAGGCAGCAACCGACAGCCACGAGCAGGTGGCGTTTTTGCAGACGCTGCTCAACGACTACGTGACCTTTGACGACGCGGTGTACCCAGAGGATTACGACCGAAGCCTCCAGGAAGGCGACGAGGGTTACATCGCCCCTGTCACTCGTACCGAATGGAACGCAACTGCAGCGGCAAGCTGGGGCTTCCAAGGCCGCGAGCAGATTCAAGCGCTGATTGCCTGATGGCCGTCAAGTCCAAGACCGGCACCGCTCGGATCGAGCATCAGCCGGGACCACCGAAGACCACGCGCCAAGGGTACGGCCAGAACAGCCGCCCTCGGCGCCGCGGCCGCAAGCCACTGAAGGGGCAAGGCCGCTAATGGATCGCGACACTCTCGAGAATTGGCGCAAGATTCGCGATCACCTCGAGCGTGTCGGGAAGACGGATAACCACTACTACCGCCGTGCGGTGGTGATCCTGCAGGGGAGGCCGGACCCATTCGATCGCTACGATGGATGGGATGCAAGTCGCCACAGCGATGGCTGAAGAACCACAGAGCGT